TAAACATATATCTCGCTGAAAATCGGCGGGGGCTGTGATAAATTTATCAATTAAAAGGTGATCCTATGGAATATGTTGGAATTGAGTTCCTGAAGAACTTACTAACTAAAAAAAGAATAAGGATAGGGACCAGATATCTCTTTTACGAGATGAAGAACTCAACATTTGACTTTGGGATCTCATCTCCGCCAGAATTAAAATTCTGGAATAGCTGCGTTGGTTGGTGTGCTAAGGGAGTTGATGCGCTGGCTGATAGACTTGATTTTTATGGCTTCAGAAATGACGCTTTTGACCTTGAATCTATTTATGCAGCGAATAACAAGGATGTCCTATTTCCATCAGGAATCCTTGGAGCTCTTATCAGTGCTTGTTCTTTTATTTATATTTCAGAAGACGAGTCAGGATTTCCAAGATTGCAGATTATCAATGCTGATGATGCGACCGGAATCTTAAATCCAACAACCGGACTTCTCAATGAAGGATATGCAGTTCTTGAAAGAAATAAAGGTCTTCAGCCAGTTAAGGAAGCATATTTCACGCATGAAGGAACTTATTTCTATGAAAATGGGAAGCTTATTGATTCGAGAATCTACAAAGTAAAAGAGCCAATGCTTGTTCCGCTTATCTTCAAGCCGGATGCAAAGAGACCTTTTGGTCATTCAAGAATATCAAGAGCTTGTATGTCGATAGTTGGCTCAGCTCTTAGAACGATTAAAAGATCAGAGATATCGGCGGAGTTCTTTTCTTTTCCTCAGAAATGGATGACTGGAGTTGATCCTGAAGCTGAAGCCTTAAATAAATGGTCAGCAGCTATGTCAGCCATGATGAGATTTACGCTCAATGAAGATGGTCAAGATCATGTCAAGCTCGGACAATTTGCTCAGCAGAGCATGACTCCTCATGTTGACCAGCTTAAGATGTTCGCTGCATTATTTGCTGGGGAAGTCGGACTTACGCTTGATGATCTTGGATTCCCTCAGAGCAATCCTTCAAGCTATGATGCGATCAAGGCAAGCCATGAGAATTTGAGACTCACAGCAAAGGCTGCTCATAAATCATTTAATGTCGGAATACTTAATGCCGGATATTTGGCTGCTTGCATAAGAGATGATTATGCTTACACAAGGCAGCAGATCACGATAACAACACCGATATGGCTTCCACCTTTTCAGGCTGATGTTTCGATGCTTGGCGGCATAGGTGATGCTATACAGAAAATTAATACATCTTATCCTGATTATCTTACAGAAGACAAGATTCTTGAGATGACAGGAATTTAAGATAGGAGGCTTATGGAAACAAAATTCAGCACAGGGGATGCAGTTCTTATCCCGGCAACAATAAGAAACGCATCGGAAAAGGATGGTCAAATCTTTTATCAAGTCGATGCGGACATATGGGAAGGAATTCCTGAAGGCTCAATTGTAAAAAATGAAAAGGCAGAAGCTGCTATTGCAATGAAAGCTTTTGCTGATTCATTTTCAGAAAAATGGCGATAAGAGCATAGCTCTTTTTCGTGGCATGACAGTGGTTGCAAACGCTGAGAGAGTTGTCCGCCAGCTCTCTTTTATCATGCCTTAAAATGGCGAGGGAAGGCGGTGAATTATGGCAGCTGATGTTGTTCCGGTTCTTAATGAAAAGATACAGACATCTTTTCAATCGAACATGATGAGGGACAGACGGATTGCTCAGATAAGCAAAAGGATAAGAGATGGGACAGCGACATTTGTTGATGGCCATGATTATGCGGAGAGGCTTGGAGAAAGTCTCTCCAAAGCTTTGATAAGCAATCTGAATGAAGAAAATCTTCCGGATGGGCGGCTATATTACAACATAGCCAAAAGAACAGTCACTCCGGCGCTTCGGAATAATTATGAACTAACAAATGAAGCGGCTGAGCAGATTCAGAGCATTATTGATTCGGGGCTTGGCATCGGACTTAAGAGCGTCAAAGCGGAATTTCCAGAAAGTAGGATCAAGGGACTTATTGATAAAATGACAACTGAAGGAATATCTCTTGAAGATGCTCTTATATGGCTAGGAGAGCCCATTATCAACAACTCTGAGGCTTTTTTTGATGACTTTATTGATTCAAATGCAAAGTTCAGAACTGAGGCGGGACTTAAGGCAACCATAACAAGGATTGCAGAGGCAAATTGCTGTCCTTGGTGTGATTCTCTTGCCGGAACATATGAATATGGCTCGGCTCCTGATGATATATATAGGCGGCATCAGTATTGCAGATGCACAGTCACCTATCAAACAGGAAAAAAGTCTCAAAATGTTTGGAGCAAAAGCCAATGGGAAAGCTCACCTGAAGAGATTGACAGAAGGAAAACCATCGGACAAAAAAGCACTATATCAGCGGCGGAGCGCATCGAACAAGCGGCGCAGCTTTTTCGTGATGAAGTGATATCTGACTTCCAAAAAGAAACAGGCTATTCAAGGCGGAGCGCCGGAATAATCACAAGAAATAAAAATCCGGCTGAGGTTCTTAAGGAAGTCGAAAAAATAAAAGAGAGGCAAAGAGCACTAAGGAGGTAAGATGAGGGACGATAATCAAAATCCCTCTTATACCAATGTAGTGCTTACCAAAAAAACTAAATCATTTGGCGCAAAAGCGGTCAGGCTCTACTCTTTGACAGGTCAGAGCCTTATGACATGGCAGCAGAGACAGATTCGGGCAATCATGGCCATTGACAACAAAGGTCAATGGAGACATATGAATTATTGCATTGGATTGTCTAGGCGAAATGGAAAAGGAGAAGTCCTTGCCGCAAGAGAGATGTTCGGTCTTATCGTTCTTAAAGAGAAGATATGTCATACTGCTCATCGAACAACGACATCTCATGATGCTTTCAACAGGCTTTATAATCTTCTTATCAAAGCCGGATATCAGGAACATTCGAAAAAGAAGAAGAATATGCCTGAGCGGAGCTTTTATGCTTCAAAGCAGTATGGCCTTGAGCATATAGAGATTTCCGGGGGCGGTGTTATTGATTTCAGGACCAGAACGAATAACGGAGGTCTTGGAGAAGGATTTGACCTTCTTATTATCGATGAGGCTCAGGAATACACTTCAAAGCAAGAGTCAGCTCTTCTATATACAGTATCAGCAAGCAAGAATCCACAGACTATCATGGTCGGAACTCCGCCGACTGTCACATCAGGCGGAGATGTATTTGTAAGAATAAGAAATGCGGTTCTTAATAAAAAGGCTCCTGATACAGGATGGGCTGAATGGTCAACTCCGGAGATGATCGGAATTGATGAGCTTAATGATCCAAAGCTCTGGAAAAGATACAATCCATCATTCGGAAGGCTCCTGAAGGAGAGAAATATCCGAAATGAGATCTCAGGAGATACAGATGAGTTTGTTCTCGACTTTAACATCCAGAGGCTTGGCTTTTGGTGTACGTTTAATCAAAAGTCAGAATTTTCCGAAGGAGACTGGGATGAGCTCAAGCTGTCAAAGTTTCCTGAGCTTAAAGAGAAGCGCTATATCGGAATCAAATATGGAAAAGATGGTGTTAATGTAGCAATGAGCATTGCTTCAAGAACTAAGGACGGACATATATTTGTTGAATCAATTGCTTGTGAGTCGATAAGAGCCGGAAACGGCTGGATATTTGAATATTTATATAATCCAAAAATCTCAAAAATAGCTATTGACGGAGCAAGCGGCCAGAAGCTTCTCGCTGATCAGATGAAGGAACACGGAATCAAAAAGCCGCCGATTCTTCCAAAGGTCGGAGAAATCATTTCAGCAAATGCAATGTTTGAGCAAGCGGTCTTTTCTAAAGATATAGTCCATATGGGACAGGAGAGTCTTAAGGATGTTGTTACTAATTGCAAAAAAAGACTTATCGGATCTCAGGGAGGCTTTGGATATAGCTCTCTTGTTGATACTTATGATATTTCAATAATGGACAGTATGATCTTGGCTTTTTGGTTGTGCGCCACAACCAAAGAAGAAAGACCTAAACAATCTATCAGCTATTAAAAAGGACTTTAAATAGTCCTTTTTTAATACAAAAAAATCACGTTACTCAACGGTAAAAGAGGAGGATTTCACACAATGAGCGATTTCAAAATAATTGAGACACAGGAAGATTTTGACAAAGCAATTCAGTCAAGGCTCAAA